TGTCTCTATTTTTAAAAGAGCCTTTGATTTTCCTAAAGGCCATATTGTGTTTACACCAGTTCCTTGAGTAAGGACTTTAAATGTTTTAGTTCGTCTGCTTCGTCGTACACACTGCGTTTGACTTCATCCTCTCCAACTTCTTCATCATCATCTGTTAGTTTATCAATCACTGGAGATTCTTTTCCTTGTGCAGCTTTGGCCATCTCAATCTCTTGTTGTAATGGTGACACCATAACATTTTCAGCTGCTGAGTCATCTGTGTCTGTGTCTTTGTTAGCCACGGATATCTTTGGATCTCCACCATCTTGTGGTATGGTTATGTTGATGGGGATCTCAACTTTGATGTCACGTTCTACTAAAAAATCTACTGCTCGCATGGTACAGCACTTATTTATTGCAAAACATTTTATGTTTGTGTAAAATTACAGCATGTATGCATTTCATCATGTGCCAAAATGTGCTGGATCAACTTTGCAATATAGGATGATTCTTGCAGAACATGAAGGTGAATTACAAGTAGGATCAACACTAGTGCGGTATGATGCGGGAGGCAGACACTGGGACTACAAAATTAAGGACGATCCTATGTACGACCCCAAAGAATCCCTGCATGAACAAACATTTCCAAGGCACAGAGGAGTGCAGGTGGATCAAGATCATTCAGATGTAATCATTGGCATGGGTCATGCAATTGATCATACTTGGCCTGGACAGCACATTACTTGGATAAGAAATCCATACGATCGAGATGTGTCACATTACAACTATGATTACAACCTTGGCAGAATAAATCGCACATGGGAAGAGTGGCATTGGCAAATGCCACCAGATTGGATGTTGTTATGGTTATACACAAAATGGTTGAAGATGCCTGAGACTGATGCACAAACAATGTACGAAACCATTATCAACTCTAAGTTAGTCATCAGACCAATTGAAACATTTGAGTCGGACTATGCAATCATATGTAAAAAACTAGGAATAAAGTGTCGTACAGTTCGTGATAATGTGCAAACTGACAAACATCTTACAAAAAAAGATTTAGATTGTTATTCTGTTGAAGAACATCAAGACGACAATGAATATGATTGGTTGTTGTATGACTCTAGTGTCCGCCACTCAAGTCTGCTGACACATCCATAAAATTAATTAGATACCAATTGGTTCCATCATATACCCAATTAGTGACATCTCCTGATGCTGTTGTGATATCAGATGATCCACCTTTTAATGTTGTACCAGTGACATCATAAACAACTGCGGCAGTGGATATTACAGTGATGATTTGGCCTGGGATGCCATCATCAAAAGTTGTTAGTGTTTGTGCAGAAGCATGTGTCTTCCAAAGATTGCCAGAAAGCACTGAAGGAGTTGTGTCTGAAGCGGGAAAAGTTCCAAACGTGCCACTGGTGTTAGCTCCGAATGCACTTTGATTTTGAATGCCTGTGCTGTCTCTTACTATTTTCATTTTTTATATTTATCGGTCATAAAAAAAGGGGGATAAAAAATCCCCCTCTTTGTTTTCTATATTACTTGAATGATACGTTTGAAATACTAATTCTTGCAAGATAGTCAGCGGCATTACCAAGTGATGATGCTGTGTTTGATAACTCAACATAACCATATCTTGTTAAGAAGCTAACAACCGGCTCGAATGTAGATGGATCAAGTACCACACCTGATGACATTAACGGAATGTATGGGCAGTAGAATGCTGGTGCATCTGCTTCTGATGAACCTTTGTAACCTACAAGCACGTCTGTTCCTGTTGATGCATAACCATCAACATATACTCTCATTGAGTTGTTTAAAGTACCTACAAACTTTGTGTTTGTTGGTGCTTCAAATACACCTTCAGTTGATCTTGCGAACGCTGAAGTTGTTGCTGATTGAAGTATTGTTAATGCTTCTGATGATACAACTGCGTAGTTACCAGCGCCTCTTCTTGTTCGCTGTGCGATCAAGTTGGCTTGCTGATTGATAAGCACTGCTAGTGCGGCGTGCTCGTCACCTACGAATGTTGCTGTACCTGAAACAGCAGACTGATCAAATGCAGCTGCAGCTGAACCAGCTAGTGCTCTAAGAGATGTTAGGATCTCTTGATCGATCTCAGCAGTAATCTCTTGTGCCAGTGCGGCCATGATTTCTGCTTCGATGTCGATGCCTTGCTGTGCTTGTGCATCTTGAGCCGCTTCAAAAGTCCATCTTGCTGATAGCTTTCTTGATTTGGCTTCTACAACCTGCTTTAAGATCTGCACGTTTAATTTCTTACCTGCAGTACCTTCAAGTGTTGCTGTTGCGGCACCTTTTGCAGGTGAACTGTCGTTACCTGAATAAGATGAAGCAATCTTAAATGGAGATAATGCCTCGTCACCAGCTGCGATGTTTGTAGCACCACCTGTTGTTGTGTCAGCATATCTCACTCTTAGTGTGTGGATTTGTCCAACTGGACCTGTCATAGGTTGAACACCAACTAATTCGTTAGCGATCACAGTTGGCATGACCCTTCTGATCACAGGCAAAATAACTCTGTTCAGAGTTGCTACGTTACCAGCTGATGTTGCGCCGGCAGTGGCTTGCTCTGACAGGTATTTGCGTGTGTTTTCAAGGACCACATCCAATGATTTGGCTTTAGTACCTTCAACACCTTCCATAAGTGCTGATTTGGTCTCTTGCCATTTGTGTTCTAGCAATTGGGATGTCATTTTATTTTTTCCTCTCCTTAATTAATACCTGCTAATTTGCGGATGTTTATCACATCTTCGTCTGTTTCATTTGCCTGTGTTGTTGCCTTAGGTTTGTTCCCTGTTGTTTCTGTTTTTGATTCAGAAATTATTGTTGGCTTTCTGGCATCCTTCATTACGTGTGGAAGATACTTGTTGAAAGCTGTTTTTAAATTGTCAGTCTGCACTGTTTCTAACAGATTTGACATAACTTCTTTTTTGTCGCCGGACAGAGGCTGTAACATTTCGTTAAGAATCTTGTCTCTACGATGTCTTGATTCGATCTTGTCTTTCTCGATCTTTGTTGACTCATAAAGCTTTGCTTTCTCATCGATTTGTGTTTGGGCTTCTGCAAGTTGCTTCTGCATCTTACGAACTTCTGAAGTCTCATTTAGGTATGAAGACAGATACTCAGAAGCATATGCTTCAAATATCTTTCTACCAAAATTGTTTTCTCTTGCAGTCTTAATGTCCTCTTTGAACTGAGTCATCTCTTTTGTGATGTTCTCGCTGACTACTTGTTCAACAATTTTGCTTGCCTTTTTAATGAATGCTGATCTAATTTCTGCAAATTTTTCTTTTGCTTCTTTGACCAGTTTGACGCGAGTTTCAACAACTGCCTTCTTGTCTGCTTCGAACTCTGTAAGTTCTTTTGCAAGACTTGAAGTTACAAATGACTCAAGTGTTTTAATCTGTTCTGCCATTTGTTTTTTGTCTTGTTGTAACTCTGCCATCTCATTAGCAAGTTGCTTTGTGATGAATTTTTGTAGCATCTCCATGTGTGGTTTGACGCCTTTTTTGTACATCACTCGCTGGGCCGCTAGTTGTTTTCTGTCTTCAACAAATTCACCGATTTCTTTTTTCAGTGATTCGTTCATCAAACGGTCCATTGCTTCAACCATTACAGACTTATCATGTTCATAACGCTTGGCAAACTCTTCCCTAACTTCTGTCTTAGCTTCTTCTTTGACTTCTGATATCTTCTGATCCCATGCTTCTTGTATTTCAGCACGTGTGTCTTCTGTTACCAGGTCTTTGTCAAGGAGTTGTTTGATAATGTCTAGCATGTTTAGTCTCCTTTAGCCTATTTTCAGATCCTTAATTAATTGGATCACTCCATCTTTAAGATGTCGCTGTGCTCTTGCATCTTCCTTAACTGCTTTTGCAACTTCCAATACTCTATGTCCATGCTTCATGTTTAGAAGACTTTCATAAATTGGAGTTGGATAAGCATTAGGAGCTGATGGTTGTGCAACAACATCTACGGTAATAATGTCAAAGTCGGACACATTACCTGTTGTTTCGTCTACGTTGCCTGATCCCCTTGATGATACGCCTAGTTTTACGCCTGATTGTAGCATTGTTTCTACAAGTTTACCCATTGGTGTAGGTAAAATTTTTAATTTTCCATACCCGTTGTGGCCATCCATGTACATGCTGGTCAGCATGTGTGATACTCTATCTAAATTAATTTTAAGATCC